TACCTCAACAACCTCAAGAACTTGGAGCTACAGGCACTGGCGGTGGCAACATCGGAACAGGAAATGTACCGGTTGCAGGGGAGAGTGAGTTCTCTGGTACGGTTGGAGCAACTGGACAAGCAGGTTAAAGAAGCAATTAATAGGAAGGAAGAAACATAATGTTAGATGACGATAAAAAAAGATACGGAATGAAAGATGGTGGTCCGGGTATAGAAGCTCTTAGAAAAGAAGCACCAGAAGTTGTAGAACGTATGGGTTATTCAGAAGGTAGAATTGTTTATGGAAAAGAAGAAGGATTTGATATGCTTGAAGACTTTAAAAACTCAAAAGATGCTTTCGTAAACAGAATGGCAAAAGCTCAAGTAAAAGATGTTAAAAATAAAAAAGATAGAGATGAGTATATTAGACTAAGTATACAAGATAGAGAAAAAGTAGCTAAACAATTAGATATTAAAGAAGATTTACAAGCTGATATTAAAGCAAGAGTTAGAGAAATGGCTGAAGATGTAAACCCTTTAATGATGGGTGGAAGACAAATAAAAGCTGAAGGCGGAGAAATAGATAATCAAATGTTAATGGTTATGACACCTCCAATGGAATCTGAAATGGAATCTGACGGTGAAATGGAAGATAACTACACAAGATTTATAATGGAAGAAGCATTAAGCGAAGAAGAAGAAGATATGCTAACTTCTAAACTAGAACAAGACGAGGAACTATCTATGTTATTCGATAAGATAATAGATGTTGCTCAAGAATTTGCTGGGTCTGGTCCTGTTAATGGACCGGGTTCAGGAGTCTCTGACAGTATACCTGCTAGGTTATCTGATGGAGAATTTGTCTTTACTGCAAAAGCTGTAGAAGAAATCGGAGAAGACACTTTAATGTCTATGATGAAAGAAGCTGAAGCTGCTGCAGATGAAAGACAAGGTTTAGCTGAAGGCGGAATGCCTGAAGATAATAATGTAAACGTACAAGCTGATGCGTTGTTAGGAATGGACATGGCTCCAGACCCAACACAAGAAGCTATAAACGAAAACATGATTAAGTATCAGCCATACGTAAGAAGCTAAACAAACTAACGATAAAGCCACCCTATTAGCGTAGGCACTTTATCATTTTAATAACCGAAAGGCTACCTTTACAAACAAGCCCTCTAGTCGACATAGAGCTACCTTGTGAAACAAGCCCTGAGTAGGAGAATAGAAAATGACTAATACAGTCCAACAGGAAGAACAAGCGAATCCTTATAACGCAAAGAAAGATTACCACGTAGAAGATAAACCTTTTACCCCTGCTAATCAATTATATTTTGAAGAGCCTTCTGAAAAGAATAAACTCTTTGATAGTGATGACATTACTGAAGTTAAGTCTACAGATAATGTTAAAACAGAAAATCTGGATACTCCTTATAAGAAACCAGATTATAAAAAAAGATATGATGATTTAAAAAAACATTACGATAGTAAGCTTAACGAGTTTAAATCTAGAGAACAAGAGTTAATTGAAGAGGCTACTAGTAATAGAACCGAATACAAAGCTCCTAAGTCTCCAGAAGAACTAGAAGAGTTTAAAAATAACTATCCTGATGTTTACGAAGTCGTAGAAACCGTTGCTCATTTACAATCTGAGACTAAAGCAAAAGTTCTAGAAGAACGCCTTAGTAAACTCCAAGAACGTGAAAACAACTTAGTACGACAGAGTGCAGAGAAAAGATTAATGGAAAGACATCCTGATTTTGAAGATATCAGAAACAGTGACGATTTTCATGGTTGGGCAAAAGAACAACCTAAGTCTATCCAAGACTGGATATACTCAAACGCTTCTGATGCTGACCTAGCTTCACGTGCTTTAGACTTGTTTAAAAAGGATTTTGGAATTGAACCTACTAAGACTGAGTCATCTTCTAAACAGACTAGAAAATCTGCTGCTGATATGGTCTCTACTAAAACAAAAAGTATAGAACCTAATCAACAAAAGGTTTGGTCTGAAAAGGAGATTTCTGCAATGAGTGTTGCTGAATTTGATAAATTTGAAAAAGAGATATCAGATGCAATGCAAGAAGGCAGAATCGTAAAATAACTATTATAACTAAAGGAATATATCATGGCTCAATATTTTGAACCCTCAACTGATACTAATGCAAACTTTGCAAACTCCGTTAGTGGACAAACTAATAGTTTCTTCCTACCTTCCATATACTCTAAGAAAGTTCTTAACTTTTTCAGAAAGGCAAGTGTAGTTGAAGCTATTACTAACACCGACTATGCCGGTGAGATATCTGCTTACGGAGACTCTGTAAAAATCATTGGTGAACCAGTAATCTCTGTATCTGACTATACAAGAGGTTCTGACACAACTGCAACTAAACTAACTGATGCTGAAACAACTCTTGTTGTTGATAGTGCTAAAGCTTTCAAATTCATCGTAGATGATATTGAAACTAAAATGTCACATGTCAACTTCAAAGAAGTAGCTTCTTCATCTGCTGCGTATGCTCTTAAAGATGCATATGATGCTGCTGTTCTAGCAACTATGTTTGCTGGATGTTCAGCTTCATCACCTGACCACATTATCGGTTCAGACAGTGCAACTGCTGACGCAACATTAGGACACGCAACTAACTCTGTAGACCTATTAGGTTCAGACGGAACTGGTGTAGATGCAATTGACCTTATGGCAAGATTTGCTAAACTATTAGACGAACAGAATGTACCTGAAGAAGGTAGATGGTTCGTAGCTCCTCCTTCATTCTATGAAGAATTAGCTAAAGCTGACTCTAAGTTAATGTCTGTTGACTTTAACGCTGGACAAGGCTCTATCAGAAACGGTTTAGTATCAAGTGGTAAACTAAGAGGATTTGACATGTACAAATCTAACAATGTTGCTGCTACATCTAATGCTACTGGTAAATGTATGGCTGGTCACATTTCATCAACTGCTACTGCTAATACTATTCTTTCAACTGAAGTGTTGAGAGACCCATCATCATTTGGTGATATAGTAAGAGGCTTACATGTCTATGGTGCGAAAGTACTTAGAGATGATGCTTTAGTAAGTGCATTCTATGTAATTGACTAATTGTCACTCGGGGGGTCTTAATTGACCCTCCACTTTTTAAATTAAAGGAGATAAAATGAAATACGGAAAAGAAAAAAGAGAAAAGATGATGGGTGGTGGAATGTATAACATGAAGCCTAGAGATAAAAAAATGCATGGTGGTAGAATGAAATATGCTAAAGGCGGTTCAGCTCAACCTTCTTATGGTCATGGCGAAATGCCAAAATGTATGCCTAAATAATTATGAAAGTTAAAGCACCAAAAGGACACCATTGGATGAAACAAAAAAATGGTACGTTTAAATTAATGAAACACACAGGTAAGTTTGTAAAACATAAAGGTGCAAGTTTAGAAGCAAACTTTCCAATTCAAAAGGTTCATAAAAAATAATGGCTACAACATATCTTGACATAACTAACGAAGTATTAAGAGAACTTAATGAAGTTCCTTTAACATCTGCAAACTTTACAAACGCTACAGGTATTCAGAAGTTTGTTAAAGATAGTATCAATAAATCTATATTTGATATAGCCAACGAAGAACCACAATTACCTTTCTTTTCTGCAGGAGTTAGTGGAAGCACTGACCCTTTTTATGGTAACGTAACAGTTGCTACAGTTGCAGGACAAAGATGGTACACACTTAAGTCTGGTAGTTCTAGTATTACTACAGACTATGCTTCAATAGATTGGGATGACTTTTATGTTACAACAATTAACGTAAGTGGAGAAACAACACCTTATGTCTCTAAAGGTTTAAAGTTTCTTACGAATACAGACTGGACAAGATACTACAGAGATAGTGAGAATGCAGATGATGCAGATACTCAAAACCATGGAGAACCTAGATTTGTTATTAAGTCTCCAGATAGTAGAAAGTTTGGATTAAGTCCAATACCTGATAAGATTTATAATATACACTTTTATGCTTTCGTAAGACCGACTGCATTATCAGCTTATGATGATACAATCACTTTACCAGAGCAGTACAGTAATATAATAACAGCTAGAAGTCGTTATTACATTTGGCAGTTTAAAGAAAGTCCACAACAAGCAGCTTTCGCATTGGATGATTATAAAAAAGGTATGAAGTATATGAAGTCAAACCTAATGAATCCAGCTCCAAAATATATGACAGACGATAGAACTTACTTTTAAAATATATGGCACGTTCACAACCTTTTACCGTAGCATGTGCAGGTGGCTTAGTAACATCAGCTAACTCTATAGACTTGTTGCGTACACCCGGAGTTGCTACAGTTTTACAAAATTTTGAAGTATCTATTGAAGGTGGATACAGACGTATTAATGGTTTTAGTAAGTTTGGTGCAGGAAGTGCTGTTCAACCTACAGG